GAGTAAGAAACTATGAAGAATATATTAAAAGATTTCTTAAAAGGTATTTGTATTGGAACAATAATAGGATTGATTATAACAATGTTGTTATATCAGAGATTTGAAATTATTTCATTACAAGACCAATGTGACAGATATATAGAAATTATAGACAAGGTTAGAATTAAACCAGTTGTCATAACAACAAAGTAGGTGAAACAATGACAAGAGAAGAAAGAGAACAAGAAAGATATATTTTATACATGAAAGTAAAAGAATTGATTTTACAAGGTAAAACAAATGAAGAAATTATGGATATATTGGAAATAAATCATAACCAATTAGGATATATCATTAAATCAAACAATTTACAGGGATTTAGAACAAGAGGAAGAAAGAAAAGAAAACAGGAAGAAGTTAAACAAAAGAAAGAACAATTAGTAGGAAACAATGTAGACAGGAAGAAATGTAGAACATGTATTTACAGAAGACCAAGAAATGATATGTTCAAAGCAAATTGTAGATTTATAATGGTTGAAGGTCACAGCAGAGGTTGTCCGGCACATGATTGTAACAAATACATAAAAGGAAGACCAGCAAAAATAAAACAGAATTTATATTAGAAAGGAATCAAGAAATGAAACTTAAATTAATTGATAGAATGCAAGAACAAGCACGTATATTTGGAAAAATGAACAGATGTACACAAACAATAGAAGAATGTGCAGAACTGACAAAAGAATTATGTAAGTATCAAAGGATTACAAATAAGGATAAAACTTGCAGTTCAACAATGATTCAAACACTAGAACATATAGCAGAAGAAATAGCAGATGTAGAAATATGTACATGTCAATTAAAACATCTATTTGATATTAAAAATAAAGTAGATGAAATAAAAGAACAAAAGTTATTAAGAACAGAACAAAGATTAAAAGAAGAACAGAAAATAAAAGTAACAAGTGCAGAAATTATAGTATCAAACAATGAAGCTGCAAGACAAGGAAAACCATGTTACAGTATAAAGTATAAAGAACTAGGACAAGAAGAGTATAAAATAGGATATAGTTCATATAAATTACAATATGTATTAGAATGGTTAGATACTTGTTTTGAAATAATAGAAGAACAGGATATAGATAATAAAGAATCAATTATTTTGGAAACAGAGATAGAATCAGATTCATTAAGAAAGATATTGTTTGGTGAAACAAATGAAACAGATAAACAAGATTATCTATTATTCAATCAAAGAAATCATATAGTATAAAAACTATATAAATAATTGTTCCAGTATATTGTAATAAAACAGTAACAGAACAAAAGAAACAAAGAAAAAACAACGAAAGGAAAACATAAATGGAACAAAACAAAATGAACATAGTATATAAAAACATAAAAGAACTAAAACCATATAAGAAGAACGCAAAGAAGCATAATAAAGAACAAGTAGAACAAATAGCAAACAGTATAAAAGAATTCGGTTTTACACAGCCAGTAATAATAGACAAGAACAATTGTGTTGTAGCTGGACATGGTAGAATATTAGGAGCAAAGAAAGCCGGATTAAAACAAGTACCAACAGTATGTTTAGAAGATTTAACAGAAGAACAAATAAAAGCATATAGGTTAGCAGATAACAAACTAAATGAAAGTGAATGGGACGAAGTACTACTGTTACAGGAACTAGAAGAACTGGACAAAGAACAAATGAAATTGTTTGGTTTTGATTTTGCAGAAGAGGTAGAACAAGAAGAAAAAAGATATACAATGAAAACAAATATACCACAGTATGAAATAAAGGGAGATATGCCAGATATAACAGAACTTGTTGATACAGGAAAAGCAAATGAACTGTTGCGGAAGATAAAACAAAGTAATTTGTCCGAAGAGGAAAAGAAGTTTTTAAAACTCGGAGCATATAGACACTTATGTTTCAATTATGCAAAAATAGCAGAATACTATGCACATGCAGACAAAGAAATGCAAGAACTGATGGAAGACAGCGCACTTGTTATTATTGACTTTGAGGACGCAATAGCAAAAGGCTATGTAGAAATGAGCGAACAAGTTGCACTCTTAAGAGGTGATGAAAATGAAGCATAAAAAGTTTGTTGTGTTCATTTTGACACATGGTAGAGCAAGCAATGTAAAAACACTGAAAACGATTAGAAAAGCTGGATATACAGGTACGGTAATTCTTATCATAGATAACGAGGATAGTATGGATAAAGACTATTATCGAATATATGGTAAGGATAATGTGTATATGTTCGATAAACAGTACATATCAGAGAAATACGACCAGATGGATAATTTTGATGAACGTAGAACAATCTTTTATGCTAGAAATGCTTGTTTTGAAATAGCACAGGAACTTGGTTATGATTACTTCTTAGAGTTGGACGATGATTATACATCATTTGAATATAGGAGTGTTCGTGATGGTAGACTGGTTGTCCAACCAGTCAAAACTTTTAACGAGATATGTGACGTGATGCTTGATTTTCTCGATGTTACAGGAGCGTATACTGTTGCATTCGCTCAAGGTGGGGATTTAATAGGAGGAAAAGACAATAAGCGTTATTACGAGAAAATACTACGCAAGGCAATGAATAGCTTTTTCTGTAAAACAGACAGACCATTTGAGTTCATTTGAAGGGTGAATGAAGATGTAAACACATATACATTGTTAGGAACACAAGGTAAGTTATTATTAACATATATGGATATATCGTTGACACAGGTACAGACACAAAAACAAAAAGGTGGAATGTCTGAACAGTATCTCGAAAGTGGAACGTATCTTAAAAGCTTTTATAGTGTTATGTGCTGTCCGAGTTGTGTTTCGATAAATATGATGGGAACGAAGAAGAAGCAAATGAGACTACATCATAATGTATCATGGAACAATTGTTGTCCAAAGATAATATCAGATAAATACAAAAAGAAATAGCACCCATTTTAGGGTGCTTATTTTATTATATAAATATATAAATATTATTATAAAAAGCTATTGACTTTTTGTTTTGCTGTGTTATAATATAAACATAAAGAACAAAGGAACACAATTAAGGAAGGAGCAAACAAAATGACAGTAACATACAAGGGAATGACGAATGATTTTCAATACAGAGTAGTAGAGATTAACTTTGATGAAGAAATAGAAACAACATTAGTAAATAGAGTTGCGTTCTTCATGGAAAAAGTAAAAGGTTATAAAGTAGATGTTGCAACAAGTGGTTATGCAGTGTGTGAAGTGGAAGACAAAAAAGAGTTTACAACATTTGCAAGAGAGTGGAGAGAAGCAGTTAAAATGATTAAAAACTGTATGAAGTTTGGATTCTAGCCTTGACATACTTATAAAAGTATAGTATAATAAAGACAAGTTAAGAGATAACAAACAACCATAGAAGAAGGAGAACAAAATGAAAATTGCATTAGCTACAGTTGATATTGAGAAAAATATTGTTACATTACAGGGAGTATTTGGAGAGCGTTTTGAATTTAATATGAATGAATGTAAAACACTTCCAAAGTGGACAGATGATGAACTCAAAAAAATGCATTTTGTAAGACAGATTGGAAATTGCATGTTCTTTGAATAAAGTTATTGACAAAACATAAAACATGATGTATAATAAATACATAAGATAAAGAAAACAAAAACAGAGAGAGGTAAGAACAATGTTTGAAGTAGGAAAGATTTATGGAGAAGATGCAGTAAAGTATGAGGTAGTTGCAAGAACAAAGAAAACAGCAACAATCGTAGAAGTTCATCACTTTGGAAAATTCAATGAAAAAAGAAAGAACGAAAAGAAAGTTAGAATTTCAGATTGGAATGGAACAGAAGCACTTGTATTTGGAAACAGAACAGTATTAGCATAAAACAAAGTTAAAAGGAGTTGAACAGTTATGAAATTAGTTGATTTATTAAACAAAATGCAAAATATGGAACTTGTAAAAGTAGAGGTTTATGTATTTGGTGCAACATTTGAAAGAACAGGTTCAGTTGATTATTGGAAGAAATGGGATTCAAGATTAATCACAGCAGAAGTAAAGAATGTTAGAGCAGACACTAAAGATGAATGTATTTGTGTTACTCTAAATGGAAATTTGATATAAATAAAAAAAAAGTGTTGATAAACAATATACTATAGTGTATAATTAAGACATAAACAAAGGAGAATAATTTATAATGAAACCGAGTTTTCTTTGGAGGTAATATTGTGCTGAAAATAGATGAAAAAATTTTAGAACATCTTAAAGTTTATAATACTGGATTATCGGATACCTATTTTTGTTCTATATATTATAAGAATAAAGAGAGATTTATGTATTCAATATATGAAAAAGTAGAAAGGTGGGTAGAAAGGAATGGTGGTAGTATTCAGAAATTATCTGATAAGAAAATTATTGGTGAACGAAAAGGATTTATAGTCAGAATTATTTTCCCGTGTTACGGGAAACGAGACATGAAGAATATTATGGCTACACTATATTAGAGGAGAATAAAACAATGAAGAATAAAGAAAAGTATGCAAAAGAGATTGTGGAGATTGCGTGTGATGGAGGTGAGATTGCTATATCTAAAGAAACTAGGAAACCTGTACCATGCGATGGTTGCAGATGTATAGATTGTGCGTTGAGTGAAAACTACGAATGCTCGAATGCAGTTAGAGAATGGGCTGAATCCGAGTATATCGAAAAACCAGTGATAAGCAAGATGGATAGAGCGTTTTTGGACTATCTTGGAGAAGAATGTAAGTTCATTGCTAGAGATGAAAATTGGGAGTTGTTTGTGTATATCGGAGAACCACATAAACTTATTGACTGTTGGGAAGTTGATTGTTGTGAGAATGTTATATGCGAAGCGGATAAACCTTTAAGGATGTTTAATATAGACCTACCAATGATTAAATGGGAAAATTGTCAACCGTGGCTTATCGAGGATTTGAAGAAGTTAGAGGTAGTGGAGAAATATGATTAGAGTTAGAGTGTACCGAACAATGAGAGTAGCGAAAGCAAAATACCTAGAGTATTGTGAACATAATATAGGGAACATTAAAATGAAAAGATTTAATGGAAGAGGAAGTGGTATTCCAGTTGTATTATTAAAGAATAATGATTTTGTTTTATTTATGTCTTGTCAAGTATATGCCGTATGGTGTATAGGTAGAACATACTATGATGATTTAGAACAGTGCTACAGAAGAAGTAATTTTAAAATATAAAAGGAGCTTGCAGAACAATATGAAAGTGAAGAATTAAAAAGAAATTCACAAGAACTTATTGACATTTATGAGAACTTATGTTAATATATAATTAGAAAGAAACAAAGAAAACAAAATAAAACAGAGAACAGATAAGGAGGTATGAGTTATGGTACAGGTTGCATCATTATTAAGAAGAGGACAGTATAAGAGAGCTGAAAGAGAAGCGTTTAGACGTAGAATAAATTATTTTGATTTTACAGAGTTGGTAAAAAGATTCTATAAAGGTTCTACTGATGATATAGAATTATAAACAAATAGAAGGATGTGAAAAACATGGTAATTAACGATTTAATGGATTTAATTAAAAAGTTGTTTGGTGATAATTATGAAGATATTGTAATTATTAATGCAAGTGAAAGAGAAGGATACAATGCAGATGGAATGACCGTTAGAGAACTAAAAAATTATGATATAAACAAAATAGATGTGATAACAGCGAATGAAGATAAAATATATATATGTTTTTAAAACAATTTGACAGGTGGTTAAAGTCATTAAAACACATTTCTTTTATGGGTTGTTTGCGAGTAGTGTTTGCCGACATGAAAGCAAACAAATAAAATACGGTACATGGTGGAGTTTCGCTTCTCCACCATCAATGCTCTATAGTGTAATGGTAGCACACAAGAATTTGACTCTTGGAACACTGGTTCGAATCCAGTTAGGGCAGTTATATCAATCATGTATAAATATGTAAGAAATAAAAACAAACTTTACAAAGAGAAAGGAAGTACAAACAATGGAAGAAAACAAAACAAATGTAACAATTAAAGAGAATGAAGACAAAATTGAAAATAGAATAGAAAAGAAACTTAATGTAGAGAAAGAGGCACAAAGTTTGTTTGGCAATATGAGGGAAGCAACAATTGCTGAACAAAAAAGTATACAAAATAATATTGATAAAATATCTGTAGAAACAGGATATAATTTTTGGGATTGATACAACTAATGGTGAGTATGAAAAATAAAAATAGGAGTGATGAAATGAATTTAGTAGAAACATATGTGATATAATATTATATCACATAAACAAGTTGGAACATTACATGAAATTATTGCAGATACAGATTGTTATGGAATCATAGAAAAGAAGAAGAGGTTGATATTAACAGAAAGAGAATATGAAGAGATAAAAAATAATGGATATTATTTAACATAATAGTTGCATTATAAAATATAATATGGTATAATAATTATAAGCAAAGATAAGTTGTGCAGAAACCAATGATATCAATGGAAGAACAGAAACTACATTATCTTTGCTTATATTAGTATAAAAAAGAGGTAGAACGTATGCAGAGTAATTTGAATGTATCTGCAAGATTCACTTCTTTCGTACAAGATTGGGACTATGAACAATATTTATTACTTGGTGGGTATGGTAGTGGAAAGAGTTATGCAATAGCAGAGAAGATAGTGTTAAAGTTATTAAAAGAAAAAAGAACAGCACTTGTAGTTAGGCAAGTAAAGGAGACAATAAAAGAATCATGTTATAGTTTGTTGAAAGAAATAATAGAACAAATGGGAATGTTGTCAAATGTAACAGATGCAAGAAGTAAAAGCAGAAACAAGATTATATGTGTACAAAGTCCTATGGAGATTCGTTTTCCAAATGGTTCAAGAATAATCTTTAGAGGAATGGATAAGATAGAAAAAATTAAGTCTATTAACAATGTCTCAATCGTATGGCTTGAAGAGTGTTCAGAAATTCGATATGAAGCATATACAGAGTTATTAGGGCGTTTGCGTGTCCCAAATATGACATTGCATTTCATACTATCTTGCAACCCAGTAGGGAAAGAAAATTGGGTGTACAATACATTTTTCAGAAGATTAGATAGCGAAGGAAAAGAACATATAATTTGTGATGAACAAGAGTTGTATAAGAAAAGAACATTAATAAAAACATTGGAAGATGGAAAACAAAAAGTGTATTACCACCATAGTCTGCCAGATGATAACTCATTCTTACCACAGTCATACATAAACCGATTAGATGGTTTAAAGTATACAGATGCAAAACTATGGCTTGTAGCACGATGGGGCAGATTTGGAGCAAACGGAATTAAGGTATTACCAAATTTTGTTGTTGCAAAGAATGCAGAACAATTTATAAATACAATAAACAATATATCAGCAAATTATCACTTTTTTGGTATTGACTTTGGATTTGAAGAAAGTTATAATGCACTTATAAGTTGTTGTGTAGATGATAAAAACAAGATATTATATATCTATGATGAAGTATATATTAACAAGGTAACAGATGATAAATTTAGTAGAATGCCAAAAGTATTAAGAGTAGCACAAAGAGCTGGAAGATGTCAAAAACCAATAACCGCTGATTGTGCCGAACCAAAAACAATACAATATTACAGACAGCAAGGTTTTAACATGAACAAGTGTAAAAAGTATGCCGGAAGTAGATTAGAGAACACAAAGAAAATGAAGAGGTTTAACAAGATTGTTTGTTCGCCTAAGTGTAAAAATACAATTAGAGAATTAAAAGATTTGACATATGCAAAGGACAGTCAAGGAAATGTTATCTATGATGAATTTAACATTGACGCTCACACGTTTAAATACCACAAACTAGGCGTGTATAAAATGATGGAAAAACTGGGAAAGCTGAAATGCCAATCAGAGCGGAAGTTACAAGCCGTATAGGAATGTAACACGCGCAACGCATAGGAACTGACGAAAGAATAATGTTCCCAAGAGCCATTGTGATTTAAGAAAGGAGATTGCCAGTAATGTATGAGAGAAAGAAAGTTAATACATTAGCAAAAGATTATGAACAAGTATTAGATATTTATGAAGTTGATAAGTATGGGAATGTGTATGGTAATGATGGAAACGAGTTAAAACAAAGTTATAACAGTACAGGATATAAACAAGTATCTTTGAAGTTAAAAGGTGAAAGAAGATGGAAAAAATGCTTTGTGCATAGGTTAGTTGGATATGGTTTTGTTTTAGGACATTCAGAAAAATATAATGAGATAGACCATATTGATACAAACAAAACAAATAACAAATATAACAATTTACGTTGGACAGATAGAAAAGGAAACATGAGCAATATAATAACACGAAGTAATATGTGTGGTGCTAATGGAGTACAATGTTATGTTTATGATTTTCAATTGAAGTTTGTAGGTAAGTTTGATTCTTTAGTTGATGCAGAAAAAGAAATAGGCAGAACAATTAGAGGAATCAATACCAGAGTAAAGGAGTATTATATATTAGAGGATTCTAATTTAAGCAGAGTGTTGAAGATAAATAGAAAACAAAAGATACAATCTGTTGTTATAACTGATATCGAAACAAAACAAAAATTCTATTTTTATTCAAATCGAGAAGCAAGGAGATTCTTTAATAACAGAGTGAACATAACACAGGCTATTCAACGTAATTGGACGGTAAGAGGAAAATATAAAGTTCGTAATTTAAACTATAAAAAATTAATAGGTATGCTAGACTTGTAGGAAAAATAAACTGCAAGAAGATTGGATAAAAAGCCAATCGAATTAACGTAGTGCATTGTGGTATGCATTGGATAAATATACAGTAGCAGATATTAAAGAAATGAAAACAAACAGCAAAGCCGGATAGGAGGTATATGGTTGAGAAGTAAAAAAGCAAAAGAGATTGAACGTATACAAAGTATGCAAGCAAAAACATTAGAATCAAATGGAGACGATTATATTGTTGGAATATATAATGGTTTAGAGATGGCATTAGCAGTATTACTTAATAGAGAGCCTGTATTTGTCTCTAAATTGAATGAAACACAAGTAATTGATAAAACAGATGATGAAGAAGAAAAGACCGGAAGAACGGTGTTTAGCGGTGTTAGAAAGGTAGGTGCTAATCATGAGGGTGCTTAAATTTCATGTCAAAGGAACACAAATCGAAAAGGATTCCAATTGTGATTTCGATAACATTGTAAGAGGTTCAAACAATTGGTTACAATTAGAATTTGATTTTGACAAAGAATGGAACAGGACAAGCCGTGTTATATCATTGAAGAATCTTGATGGAGAAGAAAGGAATATAATCTTACAAAACAAAGTTGTATTGCAAGAAGAAGTAACAAAAGACAGCGTTTTTACTTTTGTATTATATGGGAAAGATGGCGATAGAAAGATACAAACAAATAGAATGATTATAAATCAAATATAGGAGGTATAGATAGTGCCAAGTGTGGATGAACTATTAGAGAAAGCACAAAGTCAGATAGTAGATGATATATTTTATATAGATGTAGAAAGTAGACAAATACAAGTCCCATCTACAGAAATTTTGTTTGGTGTTGAAAATGATAAGAAAGCAGAAAGAAAGGTATTTAGATGTTCTAAGAAAGTCGGAAATGGTTTAGACTTGGAAAATGCAAACATTTATATAAACTATCAAAATGCAAATGGAGAAAAAGATTCATATGTTGTATTAGATAAAAAAGTTGAAAATGATGATATAACATTTAGCTGGGAACTTGGGAAAAATGTAACGCTATATAAAGGCACGCTACATTTTGTTGTATGTGCAAAATGGAGCAAAGATGGAGTAGTAACAAATAAGTGGAATACAACGCTTGCAGATGGTACAAGTTTACAAGGACTGAATGCAGATGAACAAATACAGGAAGAAAAGAAAGATATATTAGAACAATTGTTACAAATGTATGAAAGTAATGTGAAGAAAACATTGGTGTATAATAGTATAGGAAGAGCTATAAAATTGGAGGGTTGATAAATGAGTTTAAACATTTTGGAAATCGAACAAGCAAGTATTAGAATAACAGATAGAGATGGAACAAAGGTACAATTGCAATGTCTTAAAGAAGATGTAGGTAAACTACCATTGAAAGGAATTTCAAGCGGTAGTAGTTGTTTCGTATTAGATGCGCTTGAAACAGAAAATAATTTTTATTTGTTCAACAAGCCAAGAAAACAGAATGGTAAATGGTATCCAGTTTAGGAGGTGAGTAAATGACAGCTGAACAAGTATATGCAATGCTTAAAAAGCGTATAGAAGCTAAAGGAATGACACAAGAAAAGGTAGATAAAGCAATAGAATCATATCTTGAAAGAAATCCAATTAAAAAGCTTGTATATGATAGTGAAACAAGGACACTAAGATAGGAGGGACAAACAAGAATGCAAGAAGTAAAAGCAGAGTACATTATATCGAAAGATGATGTTACAGATGAAGAAGTACATGTACGAATGATACCGCCAGCACCGGAAGGAAAAGACTTAGGTGGAATTACACATGAAGAAAGAGAAAAGATTGCAAAGAATGAAACATTTGAAGTAGAGGTAACACAAACTACATCTGGAATTGTATCAACAAAAACATACAGTGAAATTATGGAAGCATATAGTGCTGGAAGGAATGTAATTGTAAGATATAATAGTGAATCATATTCTGGGACAGAGCTTGTCATGCAAAAGACAGGAAATTCTGTTAATAGAATTGAATTTGTTGGAACTATGGATTTGTCAGATAAGCTTATATTTCTACGTTTGGAATGCAGTAATCAAGATGTTTGGAATTTAATTTCAAAACAGTATTTAGAAGCAAGTAATTATTATCTAGCAGTAGAAGATGGTGCTGGCGCTCATAATTCAATTTATCGTGGAAAAAATCTTGGAACAACAATAACTGATGAACAACTTGAAAATATTGCAAATGGAACATTTAAAGATTTATTCGTTGGTGATTATTGGACAATTAATGATGTAAATTATATGATTGCTGATTTTGATTATATGTATAATGTTGGTGATACAGCGTTAACGAAACATCATATTGTTGTTGTTCCCGAAAGAAGTATGTATAGTCATGTTATGAATGATACAAATACAACAAAAGGTGGATATGTTGCATCAAAGATGTACAAAGAGGGATTAAATGATGCTCTTACATCATTTAAAGATGCATTTGGTGAAAGTCATGTATTAACATACAGAAATTTATTAACAACAGATACAACTAATGGTATACCTTCTAATTTTAATTGGAATAGTAGACAAATTGACCTTATGAGTGAATCAATGGTGTATGGACAGGGTGTATGGAGAAGAATTGGATATGATGTAGGCTGTCAAAAAACACAGTTAAGCTTGTTCAATCATAGACATGATATGATACTATATAAACGTGATTGGTATTGGCTAAGAGATGTGTATACTGAGAATAATTACGTTCGTGTGAACGCAATGGGTATTGCCGTCTATGACGGTGCGTCTTATTCTGGCGGTGTGCGTCCCTTTGCTTTAATCGGCTAATCTATAATCGTGTCACACATAATTGTACGAACAAACGATAAAATATTAAAGTTTTAGAATTGGAGGTATGAAAATGATTAATATTGAATTATCAGATGGTTCAGTAATTCAAGAACTTGAAGTTAATGGAAATTGTTTGATTTCTGAAAATAATATTAAAAATGAATTGTTGACAGATGAAATGCTAAGAGAAATAACAATTGATGGTGTAACATATAAAAATGTTACACTTGTTAGAAAATGGGTACAAGATAACAAAATATGGTTAGCATTGAGACAAAAATCAGAAGATGAAATTTGGAAAGAACGATGCAAGAGCAATCTTGATTATATTGCAATGATGTCAAATGTTGATTTGGAGGAGTAACAAATGGAAGAAAGAAGTAGAAAATATTATGATGTTGAAAATTATTACAAAACAGGTTTGTGGAGTAAAAAGAGAGTAAGAAATGCAGTTGGTAGATGGATTACAAAAGAAGAATATAAAATGATTACAGGAGAAGCATATCTGTGATACAACAAGCTCTTATTATTGGATATGGAGTAATAGCATTAACTGCATTGATTGGATTGTTCGCCGCATTATATAAACCTTTAAGTGATAATACAAAAGCAATGACAAAGCTCACTATGAACATTGAACAGCTTGCAAAAAAAATTGAAGAACAGAACAAAAGAATTGATGAACAGGAACGAGAATTAAACAATTACAAAGACCATATGAGAGAAAGTCAAAAAAGGCAATGGGATATATTGGACAAACACGAAAAGGATATTATTGAAACAAATCATAATCTTGAATTATGTAGACAACAGAATCAAAAAGGAGGAAATAAAGATGTTTAAAAATTGTGTATTCAAACCAAATGTTGATACAGTAAAGTGGTTTAAAAAAGCTGGAATTAGAGCCGGAAAAACAATGGCACAAACAGCAATTGCATTGATTGGAACTAATGCATTAATTAGTGCAGTGGATTGGAAAGTTGTTGCAAGTGGTGTAGCAATGTCTGGAATTGTTTCAATCCTTACAAGTATTGCTGGCATTCCAGAAGTAAAAGCAGAAGAGTAAAATAAACAAAAGGAGGAAGAAAACAAATGGCACATTTATATGTGATTGCAGGACATGGTGCAGGAGATTCTGGTGCAGTTGGGAATGGATATACCGAAGCAGAAAGGGTTCGTGCATTGGCAAGCAAAATCAAACAGTTGGGTGGAGATAATGTTACACTCGGGGATATGAGCAGAAATTATTATGCTGATAATGGCATTAGTTCTCTGAACATTCCGAAAGATTGGTGTATCATTGAGTTACATATGGACAGTGCTTCTGCAAGTGTTAGAGGTGGTCATGTGATTATCAATGGAACATTTAATCCAGATTCTTATGACCTTGCGTTGGCTAGTTTTATTGGTGCAATGTTCCCCGGAAGGGCAAACAGGATTGTTGGAAGAAACGACCTTGCAAACCCGAAAAGGGCGGCGGCAAAGGGATATAATTACAGATTAGTTGAGTTTGGTTTTATTTCCAATGCAACGGATGTATCAATCTTTAATAGTAATCTGGATGCGATTGCGAGGGGTGTTCTGTCATGTTTCGGAATCAATACGAACACAGCAAAATGGGTACTCGACAATGTTGGTTGGTGGTATCAGAGAGCAGACGGGAGTTATCCGAAATCACAGTGGCTTCTGTTGGATTGTTATTATTATTTCAATGACAAAGGGTATGCACTTGCAAATGAGTGGTTAAGCTATGGCGGCAATTGGTATTGGCTGAAAGATGATTGCAGGATGGCAACAGGATGGCAGTATATTGAAAAACATTGGTATTATCTGAATCCGACAGGGACAAAGAACAAACCAGTTGGTGCAATGTTGGATGGATGGCAGTTCATTGATGGACAATGGTATTATCTTAGAACAAAAGCAGATGGAGAACATCCGCATGGTTCGATGGTTGAAGGTTCTGTTACAGTTGGAGAACATGACTATTATTGCAGAGAAGCAGGAACAGACAAGAACTATCCGACAGGCAGTATGTTGATGGGATGGAGAAAGGTAACAGAGACAGCAGAAGATGGAACAAAGAAAACAAAATGGTTCTGGTATAACAAAGATAGTAATTGTCAGCCTATCGGAAGTATGTTAAAGAATCATTGGCTTACAACATCAAATGGCAAAAAGTATTATTTAAAAGATGATGGTGTTATGGCTTGTGATGAAACAATGACAATCAGCGGAAAAGAATACACATTCGATGCAAGCGGAGCATTGGTATAAGGGAATGGCGGCAACAAAGCCGCCTTTTCTTGTTGACAGTACAAAAATGTTATGTTAGAATAAAAGAAAAAGAAAGGAGGGAGAACCTTTGGCAGAGAAGAAACAGTACAATGTTGAAGTAACAAGAGCGTTAGCAAGTTTTCCATATTTTGTTTTAAAAGATGAAATAAAAACAGGATATAATTTGTATACTCAAGAGTTGTTACAAATCAAAAAGAATTATGTAAATTATAAAAAAGGTTCTGATTTCTACCCAGAAGGAAGTGCCGGAGATTATGTACCATCTACAATAAAATACAAGATTGCTAGAAGATTATTGAACAAAGAAGCAAGATTTATGTTTTCACAAACACCAGACATTGTTGTAAAACAGTTAGGAACAAATGAAGAAGAAAAGAAACAAATAGAAATATATCAAAAGATTGTTGATGGAGTAATAAAAAAGAGTCATTTTAGTAAAACATTAATACAGAGTGCAAAAGATTGTTTTATTGGCAAACGTGTTGCATGTTTAGCGGATATTTCAGAAAAAGATGGTATTTTGTTACATTTCTATAGTAGCCTACAATTCTATTATGAAATGGAAGAAGGAACAGACAGACTTACAAAATTTATAAGTTTTGAGAATGTAACGGAAAGTAAATCTATGAATGAAAGGAGGTATCTTGTAAATAGATATGAGGATAAAAATGGAATAATCTATATGTCCTCAATTATATATACAGGAACAGGAAAAGTAGAAACAAGATTGATTCCAGAAAAGGCAATTGATTTAGATTATATTCCGGCAGTAATTATTACAAATGATGGAACACTTGAGGAAAAAAGAGGTGTTTCAGAAATGGAGTATTTGATTGAACAAGAGGGAGGTTATAGCAAGCTTGCAAATGCAGATATAGACAGTCTTAGAAAAGGAATGAATCCTATTAGATATGTAGTAGATATGAACTCAGCAACAACAAAGGGATTGAGTTCAAGTGCTGGTTCATTTTGGGATTTAAAGTCAGAACAAACACAAGAAAATGCAAGTCCGATGGTAGGAACATTATCACCACAATTAAATCATTCAGAAGTGTTAAAAGAGACTTTAAACAGGCTTGAATCATCCATGTATGAAGAGATTGAAGTGCCAAACATTACAGCAGAAACAATGGTAGGTACAATTACAAGTGGCAAGGCATTGAAGACATTATATTTTCCATTACAGACAAGAAGTGATGAAAAAATGAAAACATGGATACCTTGTTTACAAGCTATTATGAGTTCCGTGATTGACCTTGCGTTATTAAATGCTGATTTGTGTAAGGAAATATATACAGTTAGTGATTTAAAGCGTATACAGTATGACATTAATATAAAAGAACATTATGCTCTTGTAGATGATGAAACAGAGGAAAAACAAAATGATATGAGTGAAATAAATGTAAAAGCACGTTCAAGACATTCATACATTAAAAAGTGGCGTCCAGATTTGACAGATGAACAAATACAGGAAGAATTGTTACAGATTGCAGTAGAGGAAAACATGTTTGACACAATGAGTATGAACACACAAGTACAGGATAGATTAAGCGAAATGACAACAAAAAAGGAAATCGATGATAATATAGAAACAATAGAAGCGCAAAATAATTTATAAAAAGTGTTGACAAATGCTCTGTTATAGTGTATTATAATATTTGTAAAGAACAAGAGAACAAGCCAAGGAGTAAAAGACAATGAAAAGAGAGATTGAAAAGATTACATTATCAATGGAGTATATCGTGTATCATTTATCTGAATATGCAGATGATACAAAAAATTTAAAAGAAACAGTACAAGAATATTTAGACAAAACGTGGGAACTTGTTGAAAAGTATGAAGCAACAACACCGGAAGCACTTCACATTAGAGATTTAGGTAGAATTGTTAATATGATATTAGATTCGCAGAATAATATTGTATTTTAAAATTTAGGAGGTGTTATAAATAGCAACATTTGATTTAAAGACAGCGGAACAAGTTAGAAATTCTGTAACAATGCAACAACAAAAGAAAATAAGAAAGTTATATGCAGATTTGTATAAAGAAGTTTCAAAGCAGATTAGAAACATGAAAAGTGATGATTTGCAAAAACAGAATCTTGTGTTGTTACAGAGAGATATAAAAAACAGAATACATAATTTAAGTAATGATATTCAAAATGGAATTGTTGATAGTATGAATACAGTTTCAATGGCAGTTGTAGAAGATACAAGAACATTTTTACATAGATGTGGTTTTAAAAATATACATGATGCGTTTCAATATGTTCCAGGTCAAATTGTAAGAAATATATATAGCGGAAATGTGTATCAGAATGGGTGGAAGTTTTCGGACGCAATATGGAGAATGGAACGAAGAAATAGAAATGTGATTGATACAATAGTTGCAAAAGGAACAGCGCAAGGAAAGTCAGCATATCAAATCGCAAAAGATATTGAACAATATGTAAATCCAAGCGCAAGTAAACAGAGCAGAAAAATAAGTTTTCAAAAATATAAACGTGATGTGTATGGTCGAATTATGTATGATAAAAATGGAAATCCAATTGTTGACAGTCTAGCACCAAGAGATACATTTTATTTTGGAAATGTTGATTATAATGCACAGAGATTAGCAAGAACATTAATAAGTCATGCATACCAACAGAGTTTCAGAAATGTAAATGAGAATGACCCATTTGTAACAGGTTATATCTGGCATAGTGCTGGTTTGCATGGTAGAACATGTGATATATGTTTATCAAGAGATGGAAAGTTTTTTGAAAAGAATGAACTGCCGGAAGACCACCCAAATGGAATGTGCACATATGAAGCATACATACCAGATAGTATGTCAGACATTGCAAAAAAGATAGGATTGTGGTATAATAGTCCTACAGGAACATATCCAGAAATAGATAAGTATGCAGAAGATTTTATAAGATAAGGAGAAAATGATGGAAAAACAGAAAACAGAAATTATATGTGAAAAGTGCGGAGAAATAAATGAAATAACACAAGGAAACATAAAGACTGCATGGTTGCATACAAAAGATAAAAAGACATATGTTCGTGTAATGTATGTTTTTTGTAAAAGATGCAATGAAAAGAAGTTATTACAAATTGATGATAAAGATACAATCAAGTTAAAAGATAAGACCGTAAAAGAGCTTTTAAGAGGTAAAAATAGAGCAAGGTATGAAAGTCTTAATGAAAGACTTAATAATGAAAGGAAAGACCTAGAAGATTATTTACAAGGTTTAGATTTATTCGATGAAAATGAAAAATTTTTCATAAAGGTGTTGACAATTAATAGAAAGGGTGATATAATTGATTGTAACATGTGATAGATGTGGAAAAGAATTTCCAAACATGTTAAAAGAAGAAACAAAACAAGTGGACGGATTTGAGATAATTATAACTTATCAAGAATGTCCGTATTGTGGAGAAGTATTTCCGTGTTATGTAGACACAGCGGAAACAGTATCTATGAAAAAACAGATACGAAAACAGAGAGAAGCATACAAAACGCTAAATAGTCCCAAACAAAAAGCGAAGAAGTTTGCAGATATTAAGAAAAAGCAGAAACGGTTACAAGATAAAATGTGCCGATTAGAAGCAAAATATTTAAAAACATTTATGGAGGAAAAGAATGATGGCAGAACAGAATCAGAATAATGAACCAAACACAAACACAGAAGAATTAAAAGATGTACAGGCGAAAGAGCAAACAGAAACAAAAAAAGAGCCGGCAGTTGATGTTGAAAGAGTGAAATCTGATGCAGTTGCAGAATATTTGAAGTCTCTTGGTGTTGAAGACAGTGATACATTAAAAGGTATTGTTACAAAAGCAAAAGAGGAAGAAGATAAAAATAAAACAGATTTGGAGAAATCAAATGAAACATTAACAGAAACAACAAAGGAGCTTGCCGCTGAAAGAGAAGCAAGACAATTAGCAGATGCAAAACTTGCTGCAATCAAACTTGGAGCAAATCCTAAACTTGTAGATGATTTGGTAGTAATTGCAAAAGCAAGAGTTACAGGGGATAAAAAAATTGAAGAAGTTATTGCAGAGATTAAAGATGGCGAGACAGGCAAAATCTATTTTGGAACAGATGAACCAGATGTAGAAAAGCCTGAAAAGGAAAAACAGAAGAACAAAAACGTAACACGTAAAAGTGTAAAAGAAAAATCAGAAGAACCAGACGAAGAAGATGAAGTAAAAGAAAAACATGCAGGAACAATGGCGGCAAGATTATTAGCCGGAACTAAGAAAAAAACAAAAAGCAGTTACTTTAGCAATTAGGAGGTATAAAAATGCATAACAATACAGGAATTAAAAAAGAAACATATGGAAATGTACAACAAATTTTGTTTGCAGTTGAGCATCAAGTTTCAGTTGGAATTGTAGTCGACGAAACGTGTGGAGTAGCACAAACAAATGGAAGGAAGATTGCAAAGGCTGGAACGCCAGTAACAGGTGATTTGGATAAAAGGACAGTTGCGTTTACACCAGCATCTACAGGAGAAACAACAAATGTAATTGGAGTTCTACTTCATGATGTAGATGTTACAACAGGAGACAATAATGGTACACTTTTGTTGTTTGGTTTTGTAAACACAAACAGACTTGATGAAACAACAAAAGGAAAGATTACAGCAGATATTAAAAAAGCATTGCCTAAAATTACATTTATGGCTTGTTAATAAGGAGGATTAGATAATGACAATTTATGATTTAATTACATCACCAGAGATTGCCGCATATTGGGAGCTTAAGACACAAGACAGACCGCCATTTTTGGGAGAGGAATTGTTCCCAAATCAAAAAAAATTAGGTTTAAATCTTAGTTGGTTAAAAGGTTCAAACGGACTTCCAGTTGTGTTAAAACCATCTGCATTTGATGTAGCCGCAATTCCAAGACCACGTATCGGATTTGAAAAAATGAGTACAGAGATGCCATTCTTCAAAGAATCAAAGTATATTGATGAAGAGTTAAGACAAGAACTTAATAAGGTAATTGATTCAAATAATCAATTATACATTGATACAATTGTAAGAAGAATTTTTGATGATGAAGCAGAATTACTTGAAGGTGCAGAAGTACAGAGAGAGCGCATGAGAATGATGATGCTCACCACAGGAACAATTTCTGTAGAAGGAAATGGACAGGCATATGATTATGATTATGGAATGCCGGAAGACCATTCAGTAAATGCAACAGTTGCATGGAGTAGTCCAGATGCGACAATTATTGCTGATATTAGAAAAGGTATTGACAAGATTGTTGAAGATACAGGAGTAACAGTAGCAAGAGGGTTGTGTTCCTCAAAGGTATTTGGATATTTCAGAATCAATAAAGAGATAAAAGGAACATTACTTGCAATATCTAATGGAACTGGTTATATTTCAGATGCAAAGATTAAACAATATCTCAAAGATGAACTTGATATTGAAATCGTAACATATGATAAAAAATATAGAGACGAAAAGGGAACAGCGCAAAGATTTGTTTCAGACGATGTTTTTGCAATGTTCCCAGACGGACAGCTTGGAAATACATGGTTTGGAACAACACCGGAAGAATCAGACCTTATGGCAAGTGAAGTAGCAAATGTTACGATTGTTGATACAGGAGTTGCAGTTACAACAATTGAAAAAGCAGACCCAGTAAATGTTGAGACAAAGGTTACAATGATTTGTTTACCAGACTTTCCAACAGCCGACCAAGTTTACATTATTGATGTTGATAATGCTTAGGAGGTGTGAACATGGTAAAAGCAAAAAAAGGAAAAAATATCATTAAGGTTTCAAAGAAATCTTATGAAAGAATGTTTAAAGATAAAGGGTATGTTTTGATTGATGAACATGCAGAGAATGTACCAGATGAATATGAAAGTAATGAAGAACCAATTTACACACCAGAACATGAAGAACATGAAGAACATGAAGAACATGAAGGAGAGGAAACAGAAGTAAACATTGATGAAATTCCTATTTCTGAAATGAACAGCAAACAGCTTAGAGAGTTTGCAATAAAGCACAATATTGATACAAAGAGTGCAAGAAGCGTAAAAGATGCAAGAAAGATTGTACAAGAAGCAGTAAAAGAAATGAACATGTAAGAGAGGTGCTAACATGGACAAATTAGAGGAATTAAAGTTTAATTTGCGAGAAAAACAATGTCCATATTTTGATGAAGAAGAGTTACTAATCTTGTTAGAAAAAAATAACAATGATGTAAAAAAAGCGAGTTATGAGGGACTTGTTTTAAAAGCGGAAACAACAGGATTGAATGTGAGTGGACTTACAACTCAAGATAGTTCCAAATATTTTAAAATGTTAGCATCTAAATTTTGCACAACAAATAGTGGGGTGCTTGTTTGATGAATTGGAATAGTATTGAGCTACACAAAGTGGAAAGAGAAATCTGCTTACATGGAGGACAATACACATTCAATCGAGATGTATTAGATAATTATGGAGAGCCTACGGTGGAAACAATAGAAGTTGCAACAATCCGTGGGTTGTTCCATATTTCAAAGGGATATGCAAGCAGAAATGTTTCAGATGGAACTATAACAAGAACAAAAGGAAGTCCAATGTTACTTGCAAAATATAATGATACATTAGAAATTAGTCAAGGTGATTATGTACACATTAATGAAAAAAAATATGTAGTAAATGAAATAAATAATATTATGGAATTAGGTATTATTTCTGATATATCATTAGAGGTGGTATTAGATGGCAATAAGAATTAATTCGACACAAGTAGAAAAATGGCTTGACAGTGCAGAATCTAAATCACAAATTGCAATCAAAATGTTTGCGCAGGAAGGCGCAAAAAAGTTTGAAAACTATGCGAAGATAAATAGACCTTGGACTGATAGAACAGGTCATGCAAGACAGAGATTAACTGGCTATGTTGAAACATTTTCAGATAAAACAAGAATTAATATTGCACATGGAGTATATTATGGTGTATACCTAGAATTATGCAATGAAAAAAGATTTGCGATATTACAGAAAACAGTTAATGCATTATCAGTAGAAGTTTTAAATGGATTCAAAGATTTATTGAGGTATCTACGGTGAGTATTATTAAACAAACAATTGATACACTTAGAAAGGATAATATTAAGGTTTTTCCACCATCTACACATATAGGTGAGTGTATAGAACCTTATATTGTAGTTAAATTAGATGGAGCAACAACAGAAGTGAATGTATCGGCAGAAAGACCGATATATACAATTATGTGTTATGTTCCATTTAATGAGTACACAAAATTAGAGGACATTGTTTTGCGAACAAAACAAAGAATGAAAGAAATGTACCCGTTATTGATGTATACTGGGAATCAAACACCTAGTGTATATGATGAACAAATAAAGGCACATATGATAAGTTTTCAGTATTTGAATTGTCGCAAAATCGAAAGTAGTGATAAATTTTAAGGAGGTAGAAAAATGGCTAGAACAAAAAAGAAAATACAAGGCGTAGCAACAATTGATGTTGCACTTGTAGTTATTCGAACAGGTTCGGAAGATAGTGGTTTTGAATATGCAATTGACACTTCTAACAAAGTAGAAGTTGAACCGCAAACAGAAACACAAGAAGCAATTAAGCTTACAAAGCTTGGAAGACTTCTTGCACAAAAGCCACCAAGAACAATAATTACTGGAACACAAATTACATTGACAGATAATGTATTTGATTTCACGCTTGCAAAAATTTTACAAGGTGGAACAATTAGCGGAAGTGGAGATGAAATAACATATGAACCCCCAGCCGCTGGAAGTGATGAAAAGGGAGAAGTGTTTGAGCTTGATACATATTCAGCGCAGTATGATGCAAGTGGACAGATTGTAAAGTATGAGAAAACAACATATCCAAATTGCCAAGGAACACCGTTCGGAGTTGGTTCTGAGGATGATGTGTTCAGACTTCCAGAGTATGTTATTAATAGTATGCCAAAGACAGGTCAAGCACCTTGCAAGTATGCATACGTTAAGACATTACCAGATTTTTCAAGTGCTGGCATAGCAACACAAGGTGTAGAAGGAAATGCGATTGAAAAAGCAGTTGACAACTCAGAAATGGGACTTTCGACAACAGGAACAAGAGTATTAAGTAAATAAAGAAAGAAGAGGACATAAAACATGGAAGAAATGAAAGTAACAAGTATTGAAAAATTAAGAGAGTATGCAAAGGGAGCAATTATTGAATTGCCACCTTTTTCAAGTGGACAACCTTTTGTTTGTCGGTTAAAAAGACCGTCACTTCCAGAAATTGCAATTAATGGAACAATTCCAAATGAACTGTTAAACACAGCTTATGAATTGTTTGAAGGTGTAGAAAATGCAGAAGAAGCAGATAATGGAAAATCTACAGAACAAAAAATGAGAGAAACAGTTGCAGTTATTGACGTGTTTAAGGTTGTTGCAAAATCAGCAATGACAGAGCCAAAATATGAGCAACTTGAAGAACTTGGAATTGAATTAACAGTAGACCAATTGTATGCAATATATAGTTATGTGAACAGAGGTGTTGAAGACCTCAAATCCTTTCGTCTCTAATCCAAAAATTGAAAGTGTCCTAGTTATCGCAAGGCAGTATAATTGTCTACCTAGTTCCGTTGTTGGAATTGAGGACAATTATACTGCTTTTTGTTTTAATGAAGCGTGTTCATACATAAGACAAAAAATGGATAATGGAGATGAACCGATATATCAAATTGAGGAAGAACAAAGCAAAATGAATTATAGTTGTGCTTCTGAATTTTTCAAACAATATGGTTATTAATTATTGACAGAAAGGAGGTAAGATGTTATAATGTCTATAAACATAGGAAAAGCAGTTGCGTATCTGGAATTAGATACAAGCAAATTTGCATCTGGATTAACAAGAGCAAAAAATGATTTAAAAGTTTTTGGTGATAGTTCTGCAACAGCATCACAAAAGTTGTTAGGAATGTCAAGTTCAGTTGGAACAGTTGGAACAATGCTAACAAAAAGTGTATCTGTTCCATTGGCAACAGTTGGAGCATTGTCAATCAAAACAGCGTCACAGTTTGAAGCTGGAATGTCACAAGTAAAAGCTATTAGTGGAGCAACAGGAACGCAGTTTGAAAAGCTTAATCAGAAAGCTATTGAAATGGGTGCTAAAACAAAGTTTAGTGCTAGTGAATCAGCACAGGCATTCAAATACATGGCAATGGCTGGTTGGGACGCAAATGAAATGATTTCTGGTATTGAGGGAACAATGAATCTTGCCGCCGCATCTGGTGAAGATTTAGCACTTGTTTCTGATATTGTTACAGATTCGTTGACAGCATTTGGATTGTCTGCTAGTGATGCGGCTCATTTCTCTGATGTTTTAGCACAAACAAGCGCTAGGTCAAATACAAATGTTTCGTTAATGGGTGAAACATTCCAATATGTAGCACCTGTAGCCGGAGCATTGGGATATAGTGTCGAAGATACAGCGGTTGCAATCGGATTAATGGCTAATAGTGGAATTAAAGCAAGCCAAGCTGGAACAGCGTTAAGAAGTATATTTACAAATCTTGCAGACCCAACAAAAGAAGTTAAAGAAGCTATGGAACAATACAATATTAGTTTAACAGATGCAGAGGGAAATATGAAACCATTAAGTACATTAATGGTAGAATTAAGAGACAGATTTGCTGGATTATCAGAAGCGCAAAAAACACAATTAGCGTCAACATTAGCTGGTAAATATGGAATGTCTGGACTACTTGCGGTTGTAAATGCAAGCCAAACAGATTTTGACAATCTTACAAAGTCTATCAACAATGCTGATGGTGCGTCAGAGCGTATGTCTAAAACAATGTTGGACAATACACAAGGTTCATTAACTCTTATGAAAAGTGCGGCAGAATCAACAGCAATTATATTTGGAAACAAATTAAAGCCATCTTTTGATAAGGTTGTAAAAAGTGCAACTAGTATGTTTGAAAAGTTTAACAAGTTGTCTGATGCAGAACAAACACAAATCGTAAAAATTGGTGGAATTGTAACAGCAGTCGGTCCAGCTATGATGATAGGTAGTAAGGTATTAACATTATTAGCAAAAGGTGGTAGTGCAATTGTTAAATTTAACGGTCAGTTAAGTTTGTTCACACAAGCAATAGGATTATTTGCAAGTGGAGAAAAACAAGCCGCTTTACAATGTGGAGAATGGCTTAGTGCAATGCAAAAAGCCGGAACAGGACTTGTGAGTTTTATCTCTAGTCCAGCCGGATTAGCAACATTAGCAGTTGTTGGATTAACAGCCGCATTTGTAGTAAATCAGAATCAAATGAAAAGTATTAGAGATGAAGCATCGGCATTGAGTGAATCTGAGCAAGCGTTAAGTGATGCAATTAATAGTACATACGAAAGTTATAATTCGTTACATGAAGCAACACAATCAAGTATAACGTCAGCAAATCAAGAAGCAACAGCACAACAGGCATTATGGGAAAAGTTGCAAGGCGTTGTTGATGAAAACGGGCGTGTAATATCCGGTAAAGAAGTATATGCGCAAGTTATAGTAGGGCAGTTATCAGATGCGTTAGGTCAAGAAATAACAATGACAGGCAATCAGATTGATGGCTATGCAGAGTTATCACAGAGTATTGAACAAGTTATTGCAAACAAAAAAGCATTAGCAATACAGGAATCATTAAAGGAAGAATATACACAAGCGTTATCAAATCAAGCGAAAGCTTCCGTTGAATATAACAATGCATTGATAGCAGTTGCAGATACACAAAGCAAGGTTAATCAGAAACAACAGGAATATGACGAAGCATTACAGAGAGCAATGCTGACAGGAAATACAATGTCATATGAAGTTCGCACAATGGGTAGTGAACTTGACGGTTTAAAAACAAAATTGTCAAATCAAAAAAGCGAACTTGACAAATCAAGACAAGCTATGGTAGGATATAATCAAACAATAGAAAATTACAACGGACTTAGTGGTGCATTGATTGAGGGAGATGCACAAAAGATTGAAGAAGCATTATTAAAGGTGCAAAACAGCTTTCAAACAGCGAACACAGGAACAGCAGAAAGTTTGGCAGAACAGCAGAAGGAAATAACTCAAAGTTATCAAGACATGCAAGAAGCATTGAACAGCGGAACACAAGGAATTACACAAGAGATGGTCGATGGTATGAAATCATTAGCAGACCAAGCAAATACAGAGTTGACAAACAGAATCGCACAGGATAAGGAAAATTTGAAACAACAGCTTGCAAGTCTTGGAACAGAAGTTCCAGATGGATTGATTATGGCTATGGGGAATAAATCACCAGAAATACAAGCGAAAACAATTTCATTGTTAACAAATGTAACAAATGGAGTTCAATTAAAAAAGGGAGAAATACAAACAGCATTCACAAATCTTGGAATTGAAGCACCAAGTGGACTTGTGCAAGAGTTAGCAAATAAACAACCAGATGTACAAGCGAAAGCAATTGCATTGTGCGCTCAATTACAGTATGGTGAACAATCAAAGCGTGGAGAAGTTTTAAGTCAATTTAAAGGGTTAGGAATTAGTGTTGATGATAGTGTAGCCGGAGGAATAAAAAGTAATGAATCAAAAGTAACAAGCGCATCTGGAAGTGTTGGAAAATCTGGAAATCAGAAAATGCAAAGTGAAATGAGCAAAAAACTTAAATCACCAGATGTAGATGATAATACGACACAAAAAGCTGGAAGTGTTGCTAGGTCGGCATTTAGCGCAATGCAAGCAGTGTTTAGCGGAAGTAGTATAAAAGCTAGTATAAAAGCTAGTATTGAGAAAGTAAATGGTTCTCATGCAAATGGACTTGATTATGTTCCTTACAATGGCTATATTGCAGAATTGCATCAAGGTGAAAGGGTATTGACAAAACAGGAGAATGAGAGGTATAATAGAGGTGTTGGAAGTGGTAAAGGTGGAGATACATTTATCTTTTACAATACACAGCCAAACCCATATGAATATGCAAGACAAATGAAGAAAGCAAAACGAGACTTAGCACTTGACTATTAGAAAGGGGCAAAACATGATACAGGAATTGCAGATAATAAACAAGGTAAATGGACAACAGTTAAGTCTTGCAATGGATGGTTCTACCCAGTATGTTTTGGACGAGGTTGACTGGGATGTTCCATTGGTAAGTTTCAGTGAATATAGAGTTCCGTACCAGATAGGAGTTTCCTTGTATGGAGTGGAGATTGGAACAAGAAAACCGTCCATTACAGGATATGTTGTCTCCAATGTACATGGAATGGAGTTCCTCGGAAAAGGTTGGAATGAATTTTTAGAAGCGCAATTGCAAGACGTAGAACAAAAGAAGTATGAATTAAACAGAGTAATTAATCCATTACAGGATATTCGTGTGATTGTGGGAGATTATTTCATAGAGGGCAGACCATCTAGTGCAGTGAAGTTCAGTAACAAGGAGAATGAAAACAACGAAGTGTTGTGCATGTTCACAATTGATGTCAATTGTTTTTCTCCTATGTTTCGATTGAACAAAGGAAAACAGGTCGTATTGGCAAAGGTTCAGCCTAAGTTCCGTTTTCCATTGATTTTGAAGGAAACAGGGAACATTATGGGTGTTATATCGAACCAAAAGATTATAGATGTTGTCAATAATGGAGATTGCGACATTGGTGGAATCATCAAACTGGAAGCGGTTGGAGGAACAGTACAAAATCCAACCATATTTAATATTAACACAAATGAACAGTTTATGATAAGATTGATATTACAAAAAGGGGATTACTTGTTGATAAACACAAAGATTGGGGAAGAGAATGTTATACATCACCATGTCAATTATCTGTCAACAGGAAAACCAAAGGATGAAAACGTAATTTCTGATGTGATTGAAGGAAGTACATTTTTACAGTTCAAACAGGGAAGCAATTTATATGGATATTCTGTTGAGCAGGGCAGGAATGCTTTTGTGAATTTAACAATTGATATGGATGAATTATTCCTCAATCTGAAAGGAATGTGATAACATGGAAGTAATTACAGTATTTAACAAGTATTTTGAACGAATCGACATATTAAGAAAGTACACATTTATGCAATACACAGACAAGTTTAATGGTGTCGGGGAGTTTAAAATAAATGCTATCTTGTGTGATGAAAACCTATACTTGTTGAACAAAAAAGAGGTGTTTTTTGTTGCATTTGACAGAACAACAGTGGGGAGAATTGATAAGGTAGCAAAGTACAGTGATAGTGAGTTTGAACAAACGCTAGAAATAACAGGAAGAATGATAAAATATAAACTGCAAACAAGTGTCGTGTACAAACAACAGATATACAGTGGGAGAACAGCAGAAGTGGTGAAACAACTTGTAGAAAACAATATGTGCGTTGGTTCGATAGGGGATAAACGGTACATCAATTTTGAGTTCCACATACAAGGTGATAGGCTTAGTGAAATGACAATGATAAACAATGTACAATGGACAGGTGGAAGTGTATACGATGCAATACAACCATTGTTACAAGCAGACAGTATGGGGTTTGAGATTAAGCCAGTAATAACAGAGCGATATGAGATTGCTCAAAATGCACCAATCACTAACATAATGAAGTGGTACTTTGACATTCTGTTGGGAGAGGACAGAACAAGAAACAATCAGAGGGGAAACAAACCTGTTGTATTTTCTCACACATTTAGTAATTTAACAAGGTCCACGTATGAAAAGGACATGAAAGAGTATTGCAATGTTGCGTATGTTGCAGGAGAAGGCGAAGGAAATAACAGAACATGGATTGAAGTATACCAAGATGGAGTAAAGGGAACAGAGTATGAATGGGATGCAATCGGGTGGTTGCGAGACGAGTTGTTTGTTGATGCAAGAGATTTGCAGAAAATAACAGACAATAAAACATATACAGACACAGAGTATAATGAGATACTCACACAAAGAGGAAACGAGTACCTAAAGGAACACATAGTATTTGTTTCTTATGATTCGACTGTAACAAATGAAAATGAAAAATATAAATATGGTGTTGACTTTAAGAATGGAGATTTTGTTACAGTCATAGACAATGAGTTAGGATTGACAGCAGATGCGCAGATAACAGAGGTAACTAAGTCAAGAGAAGGCTCAAGAGAAATTCTTGACATTACATTTGGATATAAAAGCATACAGATGAATGAAAGATTGAGAAGAAAAGGAGTGATATAAATATGGCAGAGAAAAGCGGATTTTTTAATGCAATGAAAATAGAAGACGGAATATATGACAGGGAGTATGATGCAGAACAGTTCGCAGAGTATTTTGCAAATTTTGTTTCTAATGGAGTGTATGTGAATCCAACAAACCAATTGAAGGTTGTATTTAATGGTTCACCTAGCAAACCGTTTGTTGTGGTTGTTAGGAAAGGAAAGGCGTACATAGATGGGTATTGGTATGAATTGACAGATGACAAAGAGGTTACAATCTCTGCAAATACAAAGTCTTATGCAATCAAAGATGTTATTTGTTGTACCTTGGATAAAACAGAACGAAAGATTAGTATCATTCTGAAAGAAGATGTAATAAGTGATATGCCTGTAAACAACGACATACAGCATGATTTAGTTCTATCGACAATTCTTGTACAGCCAAATGCGTCAAAGTTGAACGCAGAGGACATTACAGATAAGCGACCAGACAAAACATATTGTGGTTTTGTTACAGGATTGATAGACCAGATAGACACTACGGAGTTGTTCCAACAGTATGATGATGCTTTCCAAGAGTGGTTCAACGAGATGAAAGACCAGTTGACAGAGGATGCGGCAGGAAATATACAAAAACAGATAGGAAATCTGTTAGACCTTAAAACAAGTAACAAAACAAGTCTTGTTGCGGCAATTAACGAAGTGATTATGAACGCAACACATCCGATTGGTTCTGTATATTTAAGCTTTAACCCAACAGACCCGTCTGAGTTGTTCGGTGGAACATGGGATGGAATCACAGGAACAACAAGTGAAAATAGTGCCCCTAGATTCTTGTATGTTACGAATCCAAACAGCCATTCTGAGATAAAAGCAGGAACAGTGGGTGGTTCTGATAAGGTAAAACTTACAACAGCGGAACTTCCTTCACATGAACATTCGATTGAACAATTAGACGGAAGTACTGTTTCAGTTTGGGCATCTAATGCAGGACAAGGAACTATTTGGAATGTTGTTGCGAATGGTGCAATAAGTTCACCCGGAAACACTTTAGTTGCTAAATCTGTTGGTAGTGGGAAAGAATTTAGTATTGTACCACCATATACAGTTGTTTATGGATGGAAAAGAATTGCGTAAAACGATTTACGGCAGTTTGTTTCTATGCTATAATAATTGTAACAAGAAATGAAGGAGGTATGCAATGCAAAGCGAGTTTGAGAATCTTCTGTTAGATACGCAGAAGGAATACAGTCGTTCTAACAGGATGAAAGACAAGGTTATAGTTGTGTTGATTGTGTTAATGTTCCTTGAAGCAATAATCGGTTATTGTGGATTTGTTTGGTACGAAAGCCAGTTTGATTATGTTACAACTACGCAAGAAACGGAAACAAAGTCTGTTGATGTTGGAACAGAGGGTGACAATGCTAATGCAGAATATAATGATGTTGGTGGTAATCAATACAATGATAACGCTATACATAATCAAGGCGGTGATGATTAATGGCAAAGGCTAATGTGCATGTAACAAAGTCAAGAACAACAAACACAACAACAGTAAAAGTTGGAAAGTCAAGAAACAAGAGTGGTGGAAATAAACACAAGTGTCCTATTTGTGGTAAATTTATGGGAAGTGGAAAGCATGGATAAACAGACAGCAAGAACACGAAGTAAATTAAAGCAAATAAGTTCAATCGAAGAGTTTGAAAGCATTCTGAATGGTGCAATGTTAAGTGATGAAAAAAAACAATTACTTGAATTACATTATAAAGAACAAAAGCCATTGATTTATATTGCCGATGAACTTGGAATGTCAGAAGCAACAGTTAAAAGAAAACATAGAAAATTGCTAATGAAACTAGGTAGAGTGTTTTAATGAAGGGACGCAAAAAGCGTCCCTTTTTATTTATACTTTTATTGTACTTTGTTGATACTTTCGCATTATATTATGGATTATAATGTAATCATAGGATATGAAAGGAGGTATGAACAATGTACAATAATATATATCCTTATGGACAGCCAATTCCTCAACAGTTGGCACAAAACAGAATGGAGCAATTACAACAGCAATATAATGGTATGTTTCAGCCAAATATGCAAATGCAACAACAACAGCAACAGAATATAATTAAGGGCAGACCTGTATCTGGGATAGAAGAAGCGAGAGCCGCAATGATAGATTTAGACGGTAGTTTGTTCGTGTTTACAGATATAGCGAACAAGAAAATATACACAAAACAAATACAATTAGATGGTAGTGCAGAAGTTAAGACATATAGACTTATAGAGCAACCAATACAAGAAAACAAAGAAATAGAACAAAGTGATTATGTATTACGCTCAGAGTTTGAAAATGCACTTGGAAATATGAATAAACAGTTTAAACAATTACAGGAGGAATTAGGTTATGATGCAGAACTTTCTACAACGAATGGCAAATAATAATCCTTTGTATAAGAGAGCGCAACAAATGGCAGAGGGAAAAAATGAACAACAATTAAAGCAAACAGCAGAAAACTTGTGTAAACAAAAAGGAATTGATTTGGAACAAGCTTACAAAGAGTTTCAAAAATTTATGGGTGGTATGAGCCGATAGCGCGCATCGGTTTATATAGATTAAAAATTAGGAGGTAATTATTATGGCAATGGACGGTGGATTAAGTGTAGCTGATGCTCTTGCATTAGGACGTGAAAATGATGGAATGTTCGGTGATGGTAATGGGAGCTGGATTTTTTTCCTTTTCTTTTTGCTTGCCTGGGGTGGAAATTTTGGAAACTGGGGAGGTAACGGTATGAACTCAACAGCAAGCGCATATACAGACAGCGCAATTCAAAGAGGATTTGACAACCAAGCAGTCATGAACAAATTAAATGGTTTGGAGAATGGAATCTGTGATGGATTCTATGCAGTCAACACTTCACTGTTAAATGGCTTCAACGGAACACAGCAAGCAATTAATAATGTTGCAGTAGCTGGAATGCAAAATACAAATGCGATTGCTACACAGTTATCAGATTGTTGTTGCACAACACAAAGAAACATTGATGCAGTTCGTTATGAGAATGCAAAAAATACTTGTGACATTGTAAATGCAATCAAAGCTGATGGAGATGCAACGAGAGCATTAATGACGCAGAATGAAATCCAGTCATTACGTGACCAGTTGCAGACAGCAAACTTCCAATTAAGCCAACAGGCACAGAACGCAACATTAATTTCGACATTAAGACCTACACCAATTCCGGCATATCAGACATGCAGTCCTTATGAATCTGCTCAGATGTATTCCAGATGCGGTGCTTCATATAATGGCTGTGGGTGCTAATCGTTGATTTAAGACGTTTATCCGCTTTATGCGTGAATTTATATAGGGCGGTGAATAACCGCCCTTATTTCGTTAATTAGAAGCGTTAGAAAGGAGATAATAAAATGGCATGTAGATTATATAATAATGGTGGCTATGGTTGTGGAGGATGTACGCATTTTGTAAAAACAAATAGTGTAACATTAGTGGGGAATGTTCTTATTCTAAACATTCCACAAGCAACATACAGTAATAAAGAAAAAGTATGTATTTGTGTTGCACAGTCGATACCGGATATAACAAGTGCAGATACAGTAGCAATCACAATTGGAGAAGAAGCAACACAATATGTTCTGAGAACAAAATGCGGAAATAATGTTCATGCAGACCAATTAAGAAGCAGAAGAGTATATCATACAAATGTTGCAACAGACGTTGGAACTTTCATCGTAAGTAGTTGTGAATTGTGTGGTACAGGATTTAATTTCCCAACAATTTAGGAGGTGTGATATATGTATGATGAAAGAATGGTAGCAAATAAAGATGATGAACAATCTTGGGATATGAATGACATGAAGCAGAATAAAACATATGACAAACGAGAAAAGGAAAACATTGCAGAAGAAATCTATGTGAAACTTGATGAACATATGCAAAAAGCATTAAGTTTTCATGAACAGCTTGCAGATTACTTTTGTTTTCTCGGTTTACAAGGTTTTAAGCGAAAACTTGAATATCAATATATGTGCGAGGTAGCTGGAAAGCGTAAATTACATCACAAATATATTAATATGCATCAAAAAATCATTCCATTAAGAAGAACAGAATTACCACAGATGATTCCTAGGGATTGGAATAAATATACTACAGCAGATGTAAATGATAGTGTATTGCCTAAGTTCGTAAAATCAGCCATGGAACAATACAAAGATTGGGAGGAAAAAACCAAACAATTGTATGAAGAAATGTGGCAGAAAGCTATGAATTATGGAATGGCGGCAGATGCAGAATATATTTCAGAACTTGTAGAAGATGTTACGAAAGAACAGAAAAAGATTAACAGAATGTGTGAACAGTTGAATGGAACAGGATATGACGCAACAGCCATTCACACAATGCAAGACAAGTACCATGAGAAATACAAAAAGAAATACAATGAAGAATACACAAACAAAGAACAAAAGAAAATGAAAGAACATAGAAAGAATAAATAATATTTATATAAGCTATA